CCCGCCGTTGGCCTGCCAGCCTTTATCTGTTCGGACTTCGGCTGTAAGCTGTGAATACAGCCACCCGAGGTCTTCCTGCTTGCCCTTCTCGTCATACCAGATCGGGAAATTGACGCGCCCGCCTTCGGCCTCGGTGCGTCCAAGCATACCGCTCACCTGATCCTTGAGCGTGTCCGAGTTAAGGAAGACGACCGGCACGTCGCCGCGTGCGCCGCTGTTGCGATCCTTGCGGACGGAATCCGGGTAGGTCTTGCGATAGCGCGGGGTCGAAGGCTTGGCTTCACCCTTGACCAACTGGAACCGGGTGTGATGCTGACGGCCCTTTTCGTCGTCCCGAAGCGAGCGCCAGAACTGGTATGCCTTCGAGGTGACGCCCGCCTTACCGCCCGAGTCGCAGCCGATCAATTTGACCTGCATCCGGCGCCCTGTTTCGTCAGCAAGGGGATAGGTTCGCTCGATCACTTCATCGATCAGCGTTTCCCAATCCTCGTTGTAGGCCGCAGGATCAAGGATTGCTTGCTCCCCGTTATCGTCAAACCGATATCGGCTCTTCCTGATCTTGAACATATCGACCAGCCAGATATCGTTGCCGACGCCGATCCCGTGAACCTGGACCACGAATGACCGCGCCTGCACGTCAACGGTAGCAATCAGGAACCGCACGCCGTCGGGGACGACCGGATCGGCCCGTGAACCGCCCCAATGCTGAGCACGCTGCGCGAGTTCTTCCGGCAGCCGCCCTGCTTCAAGCGCCTTGGGAATATACGGCTCGCCCTGATCGACGTTGACCGTCGTTCGCAAAGCTTCTTCGTCGGCGTTCTTTTCCCAAGCTTCAACCGCGTCGAGATACTTGACGACCAGTTCTTGCCAGTTGGTGAAGCTGGCCGCTGGCCCCTTCATCCAAAACGAGCCGATTTCGCTGCGCCTGATGGTGTGGCCGTTCTTCGCCACCATCGAACCGTCAGGAAGCCATACCGCCCCATCCTTGACCCATCGACCGCCGAGATTGAGTTCGTATTGCTGATCCGGTTGCATCAACCCGCCGCAATGCGGGCAAGCCATCTCGACCTGTTCTGCGGCTTCAAGGTGATCCTTGCTATCAGGATAGGTAAGCAGGGAAAACGACGGCTCGAAGGCTTCTGCGCAATGCTGACAGCGCCAATACCAGCGCCGCCGATCGCCGCGGTTGTAAAGATCGAGAATGCCGGTTGTCGGTGGTGCTTCGTGCGGGGTATTGGCGATCCATTTGGCGTTCGTCACATCGCGACCAGGTGACGATTCCGCAACCGTCATGCGTCGCCGCTTGAATGTCTGCCCTCGCTTGGAGGTCAGGTCGAAAGCGTTGCCCTCACCGCCAATCGAGTCGGGCATACGGTCGTAGTCCATAAGGAACTGATACGGAATCGTTTTGCCCGAAAGTTCGGTGATCGACGGCCATTTGATGAGCAGCCGCATCCCCGAGAGGAACACCTTGTCATGCACGTTGTCGTTCTGGCGACCGGGCACCATTCGCTTGCGCAGTTCCGGCGAGTTGCGCACGGCCTTGTCGAGATCGGCCTGCGACCAGTCGCGCGCGGTGCTCTGCGTCATGTGGACGACCAGCATATCCATCGGGTTGCAGATCGCGGTGTGACAGAGCCAATTGATAAGCATCGCCGACTTGCCGGTTCTCGCGGGACCGACGAACACGACGGCCTTGAGGTCTAGGCTCGTCATCTCGTCCATCGGCTCGATCAGGTATGGGGCCTTGTCGAGCGAGAACGGGCCGACATAGGAGCCGGGATTGTTGACGATGTGATACTTCGCAGCGGCCTCAGATACCCTCAGCCGTTCGGCAGGCCGCACGCCCTCGGCGCTGGCCGCGACGATGTGCTCCATTGTCGGGAAAGTAGCGTCAGGGAGTTTCATAGCAAGTCCTCGATTCCGCCTGCCGAAACGCCGAGCAGATCGTCGATCCCGGTTGCGGCGTTGATCTCGGTCTTCGCTGTTTCAACAAGCCCGAGCAGATCGTCGATGTTCGGCACCGAGAGCATCTGCACCGCCTGGGGACGACCGATCTCAGCGGCGTTGGCATAGTCTGCGACTAGGTGTTGCGCCGCGTGCTTGATGATTGTCGGTAGATTCCGCAGATCGGCAGCTAGGCCGGTGCCAGCGCGCAGGGCTTCACGATCGATCAAATGCTTGTGCCGGTGCTCGACCTGATCCCACTTGGCGAGCAGTTCGCCAGAGAGCCAATCGAAGCACGCATCGCTCAGGAAGGGGTCGTTCTCGACCTCATACATGAAGGCCGACATGAGCCACCAGGGGGCGAGCATATTCGGATTGTTGCCGACCACCCGGCGCGCGATCCGGTCGTAGGTTTCAGTGTCAAAGCGCATTGGATATCATGTCCTCATCGAACTGCACTTCGTCATTCGACGCTGGCGCGAGCGGGTCTTCCTTGTCACGGACGCTATGTGTTTCGCCGCGCGCCGGGGCACTCACGAGGTCTTCGTAGAGATCGTTCTTGAGGGCGTGCGCCATCTGCTCGATCTTCTCGACGTGCTTGTCAGAAATGCCCTTGAGATCGCGGATATCCTCGACCCACATATCGATGCGGTCTTTGAACATCATATTGACCTGGCCGAATACCTTGAGGATGTCGGTGGTGTGCCAGAGTTCCCCGGCTTCGCGCAGGAATCGCAGGCGCTCACGAAGGCCCTGCCAGAAAGTCTTGTTGACCTCGGGCGGCAGTTTCAGGTGATGGAGCGTCTTGACGAACTCCTCCGCGCTCATCTTCGGCGGCAGAAGATATGAGCAGGCCGTCTTGAAATCGTAGATGGGGCGATTGCCCCCGGCCATGCCGAGTTTCGGGCAGCGCACGAGCCGCTTACGCACGGTCGCCGGGTCCATGTCGAAAACTTCGGCGAGGAAGTTCTGCGACACGGGCCGCTTGAGGGCACCCATTTCGACGAAGGTTCCGCCGTGGCCTGCCGCCTTGATCGCAGCTTCCTTGGCTAGCCGCTGAGCGGCGTCAAGGCGTCGCTGCTCGCGCTCGCTCAAATTCGGCGCAGCCGTTGCGCCGCCGAGCAGATCGTCAATGTCGGTGCTCACAAAAGGTCCTCGATCAGAGTGACGCTGCCTCGGCGAGCATCCAAAGCTGCAATCTCATCGGTTTCTGCTTCGAGGAAGGATGCGATGATGTGGGCTGCCGCTTCGCTGACGATTGCGTTGCCCGCACCCCTGAGGAGTTGCGCGCGCGACTTTCCTGCAAAGGCGCTGCCAGAATCCAGTCGAAAGGTAGACCCATCAACCAGAGGGAATGTGCTGGATTCAACTGGCCGCCACTTTCCATCCCGGCAAAAGAGCCAGTCAACATCTCGCCAGAAGCCGTTAGTCGGGCAGGGCCGCCCGGTGCTTCCATGATCGTCCGAGCAATCTGGTCGTTGCCCATTCCCCCCTTCCGATCCCCACCGCGAGATCGAAACTGGTCGAGTGTCGGGGTTTGCCAATGTGTCAGATCGAACTTGTCCGCTTCGCACGCTGCAACTTGGCCCCCGACTAACGCCACCGTCTTCCTGCTGCTGTCTGTGCTGCCCGCTGGGTTGTAGACTCCCTGCTTGCCCGGATTCCCCGCCATCGGGGTAGGCCAGGCTCCTAATAGCGCTGTTGTTCGAAGGTCCAGTCCACCCTGCCCATGTTCCCCCGGGCCGTTCTTTTCCCCATCCGTGGCGCGGGGCGTCGGGTGTCCCGAGCGCCGAGAAGAAGAAGAATTGCCTTTGGCGGATGTGCGGGGCACCGACGCCCGCAGCGCAGAGATCGACCGCCCCGCAGGCGTAATCCGTTCCTTCCATGTCAGATTGAACAAGGTCGAGCCAACCAAGTCCGTCCTTCGACGCAACCTGCTCACCAAAGACTTGCTCAGGGCGGCACTCTCGGATGAGATGGTGCCAATGCGGCCAAAGGTGCCGCTCATCAGCAACCCCCGCTCCTCGGCCTGCCGCGCTGAAAGGCTGGCAGGGCGGGCTTCCTGTCCAAACTGGCCGGTCGTCAGGCCAACCTGCGAGGCGGAGAGCGTATGACCAGATTCCGATTCCGGCAAAGAAATGACATTGCGTGTATCCACGCAGTTCGTCGGGATTGATGTCACGAATGTCCCTTTCGTCAACGTCGCCAAAGGCAATCAGCCCCGCGTCGATCAGGTTCCGCAGCCATTGGGCGGCGTGCGGATCGATTTCATTGTAATAAGCGCGCGTCACAAGAGGTCCCCGATCCCCGCATCGGCGACCGGAACCATCTCGTCAGCTTTCCAGTCGAGGACCTCGCTCGCGATCCATACCTTAGCCCGCGCGCTGCGCAGACCGCGATTAAGCGGGAAATCTCCACGTCCCATGAGGCGATAGATAGTAGCCCGCGAAAGCCCGGTTTCTTCGATGACTTTGGGGAGCCGCCACCAGGTTCCCTGTTCTCGTGATAGCGTTTGAGCGTCCATGAGACTTGCATAGCGAGTCGGTGACATAATTCAACTTAAAAGTGAGATAATGCTTGCAAAAGATGACGAGGCTGGTAATTGGATCAAATCGCAACGGCATAAGACCCCCTGCGATGGGGTGTTTCGAGTAGCGATTCCGATGTGACAGGCAAGATGCTGGTGAAGTTGGGAACGGTCAGGGATACGCCGTAGAACCTTGACTCTGTTGTGAGGAAGCCGGAAAGCCGCGGCGATCAGGCGGGTTCGATCACCTAGGCAGCTTGCGTTTCGGACGTGTCCCTAAGGGTGTGTATCGGCTCCGCGCTTCCTCACAACAGGTTCCCCACCGCTTCCTGATCGGAGAGGTAATTCGCCCACCATTCCAGCATCCGCCGCCTTGGGCCGAGATACTCGGCAGAGTTGTAGGCCGCGCGCACCCCGGAAACGTCGTCGTGGGCAAGCTGCAATTCGATCCAGTCACGATCAAACAGCCGCGTCCCTCGATCGTCCACCTGCTCGTTGAGCACGGTCGAGGCCAAGCCCCGGAAGCCGTGGATCGTCGCTTGGCCCTTGTAGCCGAGATCGTAGAGGCAATAGAGCATCCGGTTCTCGCTGATCGGCTTCTTGGGGTTGATGGTCTGAGGGAACAGCCACTCGCTCCCGCTGGCGGTTCT